GGCGGAGATATTAAAGAAAAACTATGAAGCTGAAAGAGCCCCGTTAAAAAGTTTGTTGTTTGATCATGCAGTAGGGGAAATCCTAAATGCTCAAATGGCAGTAGTAAAAGTAATAACATTAAAGAATAAATAATGTCAGCATTTAAATCACTAAGAGGTAGAACAATCTTGTTAGATGTTCCACAAAGAAAAAAGTCTATTGTTGAATTGTCAGCAAAAGATGAAGAAGCTATCATGCAAGAAGCAGCTAAGCTTTGGAATAAACTTACTGTATATGCAGTAGGAGATAAAGTAGAAGAAGTAAAGGTTGGAGACCAGGTATATGTACGTACATCAGCTCTTAACATGGAATCAGTTGAGCGTATAGAAATAGATGGTACTATCAAGCTTGTACTTAATGAAGGTGATGTTATCATAATCTGGTAGTTATGAGTGATGAAAAAAATAGTTCTCCGGTTTCTCCTTACTCCACTATGGCAGATGGAATTATTGGTAGAAATACTAGCATTGTTTGTCCAACCAGAGATATTCTAACTCAGGAAAAAGATTTGACTGGTAGAGTTATAGAAATTTCTGCCGGACCAAGACCTGCATACTATGGAGGTGAGACTAATTCATATGAAGTATTTAAGGTATTAGAAGCGTGGGGTCTAGATAAAGACTTCTACTTAGGTAATGTTATTAAGTATGTAGTAAGAGCTGGTAAAAAGAATCCGGGAAAGCATAAAGAAGATCTACAGAAAGCTGTAGTATATCTTCAAAAGAGAATAGATAGTTTGGATAAATAGAATTTATTTCTATATTTGTTGTCATGAAAATTATACTTATACTGATTTTAGTAGGTTTTATCTTTGTACTTTGGGGTGTTGCCAATGCAATGAACAAACCTGTACTAAATAGAATACATAATTACTATGAGGATGACACTGAAGGTAGACATGTTGCCAATATGATAATTGGTATAATGTTAGTCTTAGCATTCTTACTTGGTTTATTGGTTGCTTAACTCTCCCTGTTTCTCGCGCATTTTAACCTGTTGTGGTTAAGTAACTTTTGAAATCCTCAGTTTTTTAACTGGGGATTTTGTTTATTCAGAAAGTTTTAGTATATTGTAATAATACATTAATTTTGTAAATATGAGTTTCTTAGGACAATTTAATTTTGGATATCCGGTAATATCTCAAAACTTAATCTCAACAATTCCTGATAATGCTGTTATACCTTTATCAATAGGTAGCAGTTTAAAAGGTAATACATTAGCTGCAACATTTGCTGATTTTAAATCCCAAGTTGCTGGTATAAATGTTTATGATTGGTATGGTAATCCTCCATATCAAACACAAAATATACAATTTACAGGACCTGGTTGGGGTATAAATGGATGTGGTTTACCAGGAGGTTCTGGAGCATGTATATCATTAGATTTAAAAACAGTTAATGGTACTTCCCTTTTAGGAAGCGGTAATATAGTTGCTGGAGCACCAGCTTGGTTAGAATCAAATGCTACTGATTTAACTATATGGAATAACGGTAAAGGTAATATAGCATCTAATGTATCTTATGGTGACTCTGCTTTAAAAAGTAATATATCAGGTTCTAATAACACAGCAATAGGAACTGCAGCTATGAGTTTCAACACTACGGGTGGTAGCAATTCAGCGGTTGGTTTAAATGCGCTAAGATCTAACACTACTGGAAGTAATAATACGGCAATAGGTTTAGCCTCGTTATTTAATAACACTACTGGTAATAATAATGTAGCTATAGGTGGTAGTGCAATGTCAGCAAATATAGCTGGTACTCAAAATGTTGCTATTGGAAATAATACAATGTTGAATGCAAATGGTATATCTTCATGTGTAGCTATTGGAGCCGCAGCTTTTTCAAATGCTTTATCTGCTACAGAATGCATAGGTATTGGAGTTGGAGCAGGTCAAAATATGAATGGCTGTATTGGAAATGTTGCAATGGGAACCAGTGCACTTAGAGATACTACTACTGGTGGTTATAATGTTGCAGTTGGTAGTTTTGCACTGCTTAGAAATACAACTGGATCTTCTAATATTGCAATAGGTACAAATGCAGGATACAATAATACAACTGGACTTAATAATACAGCAGTTGGATACCGTTCTTCATTCAGCAACACTACTGGTGGTAATAATGTAGCTAATGGTTATGATGCATTATATTCAAATACTACCGGTAGTAACAATACAGCTGTTGGTCCTGGTGCTTTATATTTTAATACTAGTGGAGGAACAAATACTGCAATTGGAGGAAATACATCATCTGGAAATTTTAATGGTTCTACAATATTAGGATATGAAGCTACAGCTACAGGAAATAATCAATTTGTTGTAGGATCAGCTGCATATAATGCTGGTACAGTAACCAACGCTGCTGCATCACAAACACATTATTGGACAGTTAGAATTAATGGTGCTAACTACAAAATTTTATTATCAACTTAATTTTTTAATATATTTGCAATATGGAAATTACTTACACATCAGAAGAAGTAGCAAAATCAGTATCTGCTGCTTATGATAGCGTTAACTTAATCAATGAGTTAAAAGCTAAAGAAACTTTAACTGAAGATGAGACAGCTGCATTAGCAAGAAATGAAAAACACATTAGAATTATGATGGGTTTTGAATGGTTTGTTGCAGGTCTTACAGATTTACAAGTAACAGAATTACAAGCAATATGAATCAAGAACAAGCAATTCAAGTCTTAAACCAAGCATTAGATCAAGGGTTTAAGAAAGGTGCATACTCTTTACAGGATGCAGCATACTTAGTACAAGCACTAGCTGTATTGTTTCCAGCTAATCAGCAGGAGATTACTGAGATAGGTAAAGAAGACTAACACACTACAAACAATGAGCCCTGGAATAATTTCCAGGGTTTTTTGTTTATATGATAATTTTTTAGTATATTATAGTGTATATATGTATTAAAAAAATAAATCATGGATATTCTAAATTTTATTTCTTGGATTAAAGGAAAAAGAGTAGTTACTTCTGTTGATACCGCAAAAACATTACTTCCTGTAGGACTCAAGGATCCTAGAAGAGATGATGCATATTTGGCTGGAGCAATAACTGTTGAAGATTTTGCAGCACAACTTGGTGGCTCTAATCAAGTGTTGGGTGTAAGTATTTGGGCTAATGGCTTTCAATCAGTGGGTTGTATCAATGAAGATATAACATTACCTACACCAGGAAATTTTACTTATCAATCACCATTAGCAATGTGTGTTGGTAAAACACTTACTATTCCTGTAGGAACAACTTTAATTATTGTATAATTTTAAATAAAAAATCATGAGTCAAATTAATGTAGATGTAATTCAATCACAATCAAGTGGACTAGTAACTGTAAATGATAATTTAGTTGTTACAGGAACTAATAATATTAGACCTTACAAAGTTTATACTGCTTTAATTTCACAAACAGGAACAAGCAATCCTACAGTAGTAATATTGGAAAATACAATAGGAAATATTGTTTGGACAAGAAACACTAATGGTCAATATCAAGGTTATCTTCCAGGTGAATTTCTTGCAGCTAAAACATTTTTATTAACTAGTAGTGATTATGCTATAAACCCAACTAATCAAGCAAGGCAGTTTTTTAGAAGTAGTGATGATTACGTGTCTATATTAACTCAGATTAATGGTATTATAGCCGATGGGTTATTAGATAATACACCAATAGAAATAAGAATTTATAACTAATTAAAATCAAAATAAAATGAGTACAATTAATGTAGATATAGTAGCTCCTCAATCAGGAACAAATGTTAATGTAAATGGAGTAATAGTTAAAAAAGAAACAAATAAGCCATTCGTTTTATGGAATGGAATTTCTCAAACTTCAACAGGATTTGGAACAACAATTGTTGGAGAAGAAGCAATGATTGCCAATACTGGAAATAACAATACAGCTTTAGGTTTTGGAACTCTTAGAACTAACTCAAGTGGTGCTGACAATACATCTGTAGGTCATCAAGCTTTGTATGAAAATACAACAGGAGCTGGTAATGTTGCTATTGGTAAAGATGCAATGTTTGGTAGTTTATCTGGAGTATCAAATACAGCTTTAGGAACTCAGTCTTTGTATGTTTGTAAAGGAAGTTATAATACAGCATTAGGTAATTCTGCTGGTTTTTTATTGACTACTGGTCAAAATAATACTCTTGTTGGTATGCAGGCTGGTAACACAATAACTACAGGAAACGGGAATATTGTTATCGGTCACGATGCTCAACCTGCATCAGCAACTACAAATAATTCAATAACATTAGGAAATAGTTTAATTAGTGTGTTACGTTGTAATGTAACTTCTATTACTTCATTGTCTGATGCTAGAGATAAAACTAATGTAGAAGACTCTACTTATGGATTAAGTCTTGTTAATTCTTTAAAGCCAGTTACATTTGAATGGGACACCAGAGATGGAGCTAAGAAAGGAATTAAAGATTTAGGATTTATAGCTCAAGATTTAAAAGAACTTGATGATGAGTACTTAGGTCTTGTGTATGATGAAAATCCAGAAAAATTAGAAGCAAGTTATGGAAAACTTATACCTGTTTTGGTTAAAGCTATTCAAGATTTATCTGCTAAAGTGGAAGCATTAGAAAATAAATAATAACAAATAATAAAAACAAACAATAATCATGGATATTTTAAACTGGTTGTATTTAAAGAAACAGCAACTTATTAAGAAAACAGCAAATGATGCTAACACAGATTTAGTAGCATTAGGTGCTAATGTTGGGTTTAACAAAAGAGATGATCAGTATCAGACTTATGCAATGACTCTTGCTGATGCAACACAATCTGGATGCACGGCTAATACTAAACATTATGAATTAGATATTACAGCTACTAGTGTTGTAACAGTAAACACTACCCGTGGTATTATTGATATCCTAGGTATGGGATCATCTGCTCCTTTAACTCCTACTCCAGCTTTTGCTAGTTCAGTGCTTTTTAGAATTGATAATCCAGATCTAGATCTTACTATAGCTAACAGAGATAATATATATGTACAATATTCTGTATACTATAAAAACACTATAACTGATAATGCTATTCCATATTTAATCTCTACAGGAGTTGCAAATGGATTAGAGTTTAATCTTTATAATGCTAACCCTACATTAGCTGGTGTTAATAACTGGACCGGAGCATTGTATGTTTACTATGAACTATACACACTTAATTAATAAGCATAATGGATATTCTAAATTTTATAAGCTGGATTCGGGGCAAAAGACAGGTAACAACTGTTGATGCTACCAAAACACTTTTACCTGTTGGTTTAAAAGATCCAAAACGTGATGATGCATATATAGCAGGAGCAATATCTGTAGAAGACTTTGTTGCTCAATACGGTACTGGTCCACAAGGTCCCGCAGGACCGGCAGGTGCTGATGGAGCTCCAGGTGCTAATGGTGCAATTGGTCCTCAAGGTATTCAAGGTATACAAGGTTTAGTAGGTCCAGCAGGACCTCAAGGTGTTGCTGGTCCAGTAGGAGCGGCAGGTCTTAACTTTGTAGGAACCTTTAATAATACTTTAGGATATTCAGAAGATGATGTAGTATTTTTTGGTGGTTCAAGTTATGTTGCATTAGTAAACATTCCGGCACCAACATCTCCTGCAGTATTACCTAATCCAAATGTTGATCCGGCTAGTTGGAACTTTTTAGCATTACAAGGATTAACTGGTCCACAGGGGCCACAAGGAATACCTGGTCCTGCAGGATTTACAAGATATGTAGGTGAACCTTATCAGGGTGGTATTATTGTAGATGTGTGGAAAGATAATCTTGGAGTAGAGCATGGATTAATAATGGCTTATGTAAACCTTACTGCTAAAGTTTGGAGTAATGTAAATAATGTTGCGGTAACTACTACAACAAGTGATGGATTGACAAATAGTAATAATATAGTAGCTCAGGTAGGACATACTACTTCAATGGCTTTGGATTGTTTGAACTATACAAATATTGATTACGGTACAGGAGTTTATTCAGACTGGTATTTGCCATCAATAGCTGAAATGTTAGCACTAGCAAAAAATAGAGCTATATTAGATATAGCAATAGCAAATTTAGGAGCAGCACCAATGGCTCAGTTACAATACTGGACTTCAACAGGTTATTTAAATTCTCAGGCTACAATGATGAGCCAACTTACATTGCAGTATGCACCGATTCAAAAATCAAATGCTCAGCCAGGAAGACCTTTTAGAAAATTTTAAAATAATAAATTATGTCAATAGCAAATTTAAAAGATAGCGGAAACCAAGGTAACAATATGCCTTGGCAATGGAAAATGCTTCAAGGATTACAAGCTATTGCTGATGCTACATCTGCACCATTAACTTGTGTAGAAGATTCAGTAACTATATGTAGTCCCGCAGGTGGTTTAGATGTTAACTTACATGATGGTGCAGGTAATAATATTACTAGCACTACTGTTGGTGCTGATACTGGACTTGATGTAAACATAATAGGGGGAGTATCATTAGAAGTTAACCTTGATCCTAATGATGATCAAGTAGGTATTTATGGTTATGTAAATGGTGCAGCTGGTTCTCCGGTTCCATTAAACACTAATGCTTCTGGTCAAGTAGCTATTCAAGATGGAGGTAACTCTATTACTGTAGATGGTGGTACCGGTGTTCAAAGAACTCCTACTTTTCTAAGACCTACTGGAACTAATGGAACAATTGCATTAGGTACTTTTTCAATGTCTTTTGCTAGTGTTGGGACTGCTAATGCTATTGTTGGCGGAATTGTTCTTAAACCAGGAGAAACTATTAACTTTGATGCTGGGGCAATTAATAATACTTTAGCAGCAGTTACTTATGACACTACTACAAATGCCGGAGCAGAATTAATAATTATTACTCTTACATAATGGCTACTATAGTATCTACTTCCAGCATATCTAATCAATCAATATTGGCTAATGATCCAATGTTAGGAGATGCCTTTGGTAGATTGAGAGTATCAAATCCTTTAACTCTATTTGACTCTTCTCATAGATATAAAGACAACGGTCTCTGGGCTACTTCTACAGCAGGTGGCGGAGCAGCAGTATTTAGTGCAAATGAAGGATTAGTAAACCTAAATGTAAATACAACTAGTGGATCTGAAGTTCTTAGAGAAACTTTTAAAGTAATGTCATATCAACCAGGTAAGTCATTACTAGTATACAACACATTTGTGATGGCTCCTGCTCAAACTAATCTTAGACAAAGAGTAGGTTACTTTGGTACAAATAATGGGCTTTACTTACAGCTTAATAATTCTACTTTAAGTTTTGTAGAAAGAAGTTTAGTTACAGGTGTAATTACAGAAACTACTGTTAATCAATCTTCTTGGAATGTAGATAAGATGAATGGTACGGGCCCATCTGGAATCACTTTAGACATAACTAAAGCTCAAATACTTTTCATGGACATTGAGTGGTTAGGAGAAGGAACTGTTAGATTAGGCTTTGTAATTAATGGTCAATTCTATGTTTGCCATAAATTTCATCACGCTAACTTAATTGCTTCAACTTATATTACCACAGCATCTTTACCTTTAAGATATGAAATAACTAATACAGGTGTAACAGCTAGCCCAAGTACTTTAAAACAAGTTTGTTCTACTGCAATATCTGAGGGCGGCTATGAGTTAAGAGGTGCGCAGTTAGCAGTTGGAACTCCTATTACTGCTCCTATGACATTTGCAGTTGCAGGAACTTATTATCCAGCTGTAGGAATTAGACTTAAAGCTGCTACATTAGATTCTATAGTTATAGTTACAGCAGTATCTATATTAGGATTAGGTAACGGTAAAAACTATGCATGGAGAGTTGTAAATGGAGCTACAATAACAGGTGGAGCTTGGAATCCAGCAAGTGCAGATTCATCTGTAGAATACAACCTTACAGGAGCATCTGTTACGGGTGGTAGAGTATTAGCTCAAGGATATGTTAATTCATCTAATCAAGGTTCTCCAAGTATTAATATATTAAAAGAAGCTTTATTTGCTACTCAATTAGAAAGAAATACTTTTACAGGTACACCTTTTGAATTAGTAGTTGAAATGGCTATTGATGTAACTGGTGGAACTTTAGGTTCTTATGTATCAATAGATTGGGAAGAAGTAAGCAGATAAGAATTCATCTTATATAAAACATATTAAAAATGAGTACACAAATTAATATAGGTAAAAAAATAGCCATACTTGATGAAGGATCAAGCATAACTACTGATGTATCACAAATTAATTTTACTGGAACAGGTATAACAGCTACAGCTTCTGGTAATAATGTTACTGTAAATGTAACAGGATCATCAGGTGTTTGGGGTATATCAAATGCTAGTGGAGTATATACTTATTATGCAACTCTTACTCTTGCTATGGCAGCAGCAGTAGCAGGTAACACTGTTGAGTTATTTGCTGATGTTACTGAAGCAACATCTGCTTCTCCTAACTTAAAACCAGGAGTAGTTATTAATGGAAATGGTCATACCTACATACATACAAGTACAACCGGAGATACATTCACCCTTACAACAAGTGGTCAGTATAAAATAATTAATTTAAACATTAAAAGAACTGTAACAACTCCAACTGCTGCAGTTATTTTTGGAAATACAACAGCTCCATTTTTTCAAGAGTATAATGTGGTTCTTAATGGAAGTTATGTTGAATATACTTGGACTACAAGTACAGGAGCAATAAGTTTATGTGCATCTACAAATTCTTGTACTTATCATTTTGAAGGATTAAATGCAGTTTCTAATGGATCTGGTTATATGTTATCTTGCTATGGAACAATTAGAAATTGCAGGCTTGAAAATACAAGTACTGGAGGATGTATAACTACGACAAATGTTGGATCAACTAATACACTAGAGGATCTTCATTTAAAAACTGTATCTGGTGCTTGTCTTTTTATGAACTATGGAAGTAACTCAATAAGAAATTCTACTGCAATTACAACTTCAGGTAATGCAATAGCTGGACAATCAGGTGCGAGTGCTTATGATTGTTATGCTTTTTCAAATACAGGTAGAGCCTTTTCTGGTGTATCAGCTTTTGGATGTACTGGTCAAACTTCTACAGGTAACGCATATTATCAATGTAACACTTATAATTGCAGTGGAAGATCAACTACTGGATATACTATAGTTCCCTTCTTCAATCTATCTGATAATTATAATGGTTCTTTTTATTCATCAGGAGCGAGTGTAGCTTATAGTACAAGCTACACTACAAACTTTTATAATTCATCAATAATAACTGATTCTGGAACTGCAATAGTTGCTGGAAATGCTTACAGTGCTATTCCTACTTATATAAATAATTTTATTAAAGCAGGAGCTGCTGCTAATTTTTGTATATCAACAGGTGCAATAACAGTTAGATATTCTGGAAATCAATTTTCAACTGCTACAACCCCTGTAACTCCAGCTACTATACAAGGTATTACAAACACTTCTGACAATCAGGGAAATATACTTATTTAATAATTTATGTAATAATTATGGAAAGTAAAATAGACATTATAAAATTTATAGATCTAATTAACGTTGAAGACTATTCAACTGGAGAAATAAGAAGTAATTTAATAAGTGAATTAAAAGATAACAAACTTAGTTCATACAATGCTTTTAATCAATTAGTTCAAGATAAACTTGGAGATAATAATCAAATATTTGTTTCAAATTCACAAGTAGTTAGATTTGCTATTATTTATGATTTTGAAATAGATAAAAAAGGTTTTCAGGAAGTTCTTTATGATGATTTATCAGATGAAGATAAATTAATTTTTGACACATTTTATAACACATTTACAATTTAATCATGCCAGCAACAGCAATTACAACAGCAATGGCAGGAGCAATCAATTACACTTATGTAACTGATAATGCTACTGATTGGTCTTTAGTACCTTCAAATACTTATTTTTATGATAAAGCTGATAAGTTAGTTCACTATAAAGATTCTACTGGAGTTGTCCAAGAAATATTTAGTGCAGCAGGAGGAGGAGTAACAGTAGGTACAACTACAGTTACATCAGGAACAAATGGTAGAGTATTCTTTCAAGCTGGTGGAGTAGTTCAGCAAGATGCTAACTTTACTTTTGACAATATATTAGAAAGATTAACATTAAAGGCTGTAGGAACAGCTGCTACTGATATACCATTTGTTGTTAGAAATAGTGCTGATACAAGAAACTTCTTAACAGTTAACGGTGCAGGTGACGTTTTTAATAATGGAGCACAAGGTGTAGCCACTACTACTTTGTATGGTGAGAATAGTGGTAGAAGTTCAACAGGTCTTTACAATTGTTTTTTTGGCTTTGAAGCAGGTCGTGATAACTCAACAGGAGCAAATAACTGTTTTTTTGGTGTTGAATCTGGACGTTTCACTACAACAGGAGGTGGCAATTCTTTTTTTGGTACTTCGGCAGGTAGATTAAACGGTGTAGGAATTAGCAACTCTTTCTTTGGTGGAGGAGCAGGGACTAGCAACAGCTCAGGAAATTACAACTCTTTCGTAGGTAGTGCAGCAGGAGAAAGCAATACAACAGGAAGTTTCAACTCTTGCTTTGGTTTTTCAGCAGGGCAATACAATGCAACAGGAGGTGAAAATGTATTCTTGGGTGTTGAATCAGGGCGTAGAATTTCAAGCGGTAGTAATCTAACAGTAGCAAACAACTCTGTATTCTTAGGAGGACTTGCAAGAGCTAATGCCAATTCAGAAACCAATCAGATAGTAATAGGTCACAGTGCTATTGGTTTAGGCTCTAATACAGCTGTAATTGGTAACGCATCAACTACCTTATTTAGACCTTATGGAAATGTTGCTATAGGTGCTAATTCAGCAGCAGCAAGACTTGACGTAAGAGCTCAAGGTGCATTATCAACTGATATAGCATTTAGAGTTAGGAATAGTGCTGATACTGCTGATATGTTTAGCGTAAGAGGTAATGGTGAAATTTATATACCTAATGTTTCTAATAATACATCTAATTTTATTTACTATGATACTGCATTATCAATATTAAAATATACTAATGGTAATAACGCATGTGTTGCATTAGGTCAGGCTGCCACATTTTCTAATGGTACGTTTTATAATACTGCTATTGGGGCGAGCGCAACTATTGGTGCGTCTGGAGTTTTTGGTATTGCTATTGGATTTAACACTTTAGTAAATTCGTCTGGTGGGATTGCTATTGGAGACAGAGCAAGAACATCAGGAACTGATACAATTGTTATTGGAAATACAGGTGGTAACACAACTTATTCGGGGACACGTTCAATTTACTTAGGTAAAAAAGGAAATGCTGGTAATAATTTTGGATCAGATGATGTGTTTATGACTCACTTTAATAGTGATAATTCTTCAACACTTATCAGAGCTAATGGTTCATTAGGATTACTTGGGCAACAAGCATATATATTTGCAAATGGAACTGGAACTAATGGAACTGATACATTTATGGGTAATGGTGGAAATACACTTGTTGTTAGAAACCATCCTAATATACCATCTTTAAATATTACTGATTCATTTCAACAATACTCATCAGATATCACAGCAGGTAATGCAGCACCACATTTCAGAACTGAGAATGGTTCTATTGTTAAGTTGTATCAAGAAACTGCAGCACATACAGCCCAAGATATTGCCAATGCATTAACTAATCAAGGATTACTTGCTAGTTCTTTGATAATGATACCTTCTGATACTGAAGTATTTAGAGGTAGAACTTTTAGATATGACAGCACTACAGCAGATACTGTAGGTGGATTAGCAACTTTAAACAATGCATCTTCTAGTGCTGTTGCTCTTAATACTACTCTCTTTGCAAATAGATTTACAAGACTTAGATATTTTGCTTCTATTGTTACAACAGGGAGAGTAACCAGTATAAGATCCACTGATCTACAATGGTATTTATCTGGGGGATTCAGATATGTAACTACATTTAGAGTTTCTGATACAGCATTTGGATCTACTTGTCAAAGCTTTTTTGGATTGATAGGTACAACAGCAGAAATAGTAGTAGGTGGTGCTAGTTTAATTCAAGTAAGTACTTTAACAAATTGTATATTTGTAGGAAATGATGGTGCTGATACAAATCTTCAAGTTATGCATAATGATGCTACTGGTACTTGTACTAAAATTGACTTAGGTGTTAACTTCCCTGCTAATAGAACAGCAGGTGCTGAGATGTCAACTATGTATTCAATAGAGTTATATAATAAAGTTAACACAACAAGTGTTATTTACAAAGTAATAAACCTTGAGACAAGTTCTTTTGCTACGGGTACAATTACAACTGATTTACCTGCCATAACTCAAGGTCTAGCTATTCAAGCCGCAAGAGTAATGGGTACACCAACTACAGGTACTGGTCAGTTTGAACTACATAAATGGGGTTGTTCAGATATAATAATTTAAAAAAAATAAAATAATGAAGACATTTACATTAACAAGTTCATACAAATTAATAAGAGATGGACAGGCAGAAGTTTGTTTAAGACCTTCAGATGCTCAGATAGAAAACTATATAGATACATTTAGAGTTTATAACACTGAGCAAGAAGCATTGGATGATATAGCAAATTTTATTAATGAGCAAAGACCTTTATTGTTTGATGTGTTTCAAGGAATGGAAAATATCCCACTGAGCATAAGAGAACAGTATATTTTATAATTTATTATTTTTACAAAAAAAACTATTATGGCTATTTTAATTAAAGCAACAGAAGAAAAAAAGATTACAATCTCAGGAACAGGCATTGAATTACCAGAAGTATATGGTAGAATAAGATTTCTAGGAGATTTTAACGGTAAAACTATTCAAGGTGAAGTAGCAACATTTGCTAATATAGCAACATTTGAAGAAGGTAAAATGTTATATACAGATGTACCTACTGGAGCTTATCAGGCTGATCTTGAGGCAGGTGAAGTTCAATCTTTAGAAACAGCTCATAAATATGCTAAGTTAGCTTATGAGCAAATGGGTTATGAGGTAGTTATTGACATGGTATAATCTAAGTAAAAATACTTAGTATTTCATTGTAGTATAAAGTTTTTTTAGTATATTATATTGTAATATTTATAAATAAAGAAAATGGAAACTTGGGTACTTACAATTATACTTTTTATATCAGGGTCAATATTAACAATATTTGGTTTCTTTTTAAGAACAGCTTACTTAGACACAAGAAGAGATATAGAGTTGTTAATGCAAACAGATCTTAAAAGAGGAGAAGAATTAGGAAAGCTTAAAGGAAAGATAGAACTAGTTCAACAAGAGAATCAATTAAAATATCAAGCTATCCAAGAGCTTACACAATTGGAAATAAAAAATCTGGCAAAGAATGTGAGTGAGTTGTCAGATGCAGTAAAGCAACTAATAATTAATAGATGAATCATTTAAAGCATAGATGGAATGCTCCAACACCTAAGTTCTGGAAGAAGGTGCAAAGAGTAGCCATAGTGGCCGGAACAATAGCCGGAATTATAATAGCAGCTCCAGTAGCTCTACCTGCTGCCGTAATAACAGTTGCAGGTTATGTAGCAACAGCCGGAACAGTGGCAGCTACATTATCTCAATTAACAGTAGAACAACCAACAAACACAGAAGAAAATGTTAACAACAGCTCAGACAATTAAAAAGTATGGTACTCCTACAGAAACAGGAGCCGCTTATCTTGTTACTGTTAACCTTCCTTACCCAATGAGATTAGCTTGGGATTTAGATACAACAGTAACTAGACTAAGATGTCATAAATTAGTAGCAGATAAATTTGAAGCTGCATTTAAAGATATCTTAGCAGCTTACGGCTTACCTAAAATTAAAGAACTAGGAATTGACTTATTTGGTGGTTGCTTCAACTTCAGAAAAATGAGAGGTGGTTCTGCATGGAGTAAACACTCTTGGGGAATTGCAATTGATTTGGATCCTGCTAGAAACACATTAAAAGAAACAGCAAAAACTGCAAGATTTGCAAGACCAGAGTACAAGCAAATGATTGACATATTTTACAAGCATGGTTTTATTTCTTTAGGTAGAGAAAAGAATTATGACTGGATGCATTTTGAAATAGGGTCATAGAGTATAAATAATTTAAAAACATTTACAATGGCAAAGAAAAAGAAAGAAGTTAATGTAGAACTAGAAGTAAAAACAAAAACTAAAAGAGCCTACGTTAAAAAAGAAAAGAAAAACTTGGATGTAGTAGTAGATACTCCTAAAGTAGATGTAGAAATACACAATACAGAAACAGAAAAACATATTGTGATTGATACACCTAAGTTGGATATCACTATAGACAAAACAGCAGAAGGATCTACAGTAGTTGTAGAATCAGATAACAAAGTGTTAAAAGCAGTAGGAACTAAATTTAGTTCTTGGATCCTTAAACACTTTGCTACAAGAAACAAAAAGTAATGAAGATCAGAAACAACTGGAAGACTTCCCGCAAGCAATGGGATAAACTAATGGTGAGAATCAGAGTCTCTTCAATAGATTTATTTACACTTGAGTTAGATTTATCTAGGAACTTCTACCTTCTTACTATTTTAAATTTTACTATAAAAAATAGATAATATGAAAAATGGATTAAAAGGAGTTACAGATGCTACAGTATTCTGTAAGTCAATGTAAAAAGGTGGAGCTAAACCTATGATAAGATCAATGAAGAGTTATGCTGCTGGTGGTTCTACTGAACAATGTGGACCTGGTGATAGATTTAAAAAGGCTTGTAAAAAAACTTTTAGATCAGTAGGTAAATCATCTGAAACTAAAGGTGGTGTATTAAGTGGTCTTATTACTGCCGCAGTTGGTACTTTAGCCGGGCTTGGTTTAAAAAAAATGAAAGGTCAAGAGTAATTAAACTCCTCTAACTACTACAGTCCAGGTACCTATAGTATCTGGATTTTTTGTTTTAAACTATTTTAATTTAAACTTTTATTGTATATTTGTTTTAAACTTAAAATAAAAACCAATGGAAAACCAACAAGAACAAATGGAGAATCTATCTCCAGAACAGCTAGCAGAAAGAAAAGAAGAGATGAAAAAGTATTTTGAAGATGCTCTTCCTTATCTTAAAGCACAAGCTGAGTATGAAAAATTACTAGCAGATATCTCTGAAAATAAACTTAAGAGATTACAGTATGATCATCAGTATGCTGTAACAATGTATCAGATAAATAATCCAGAGCCATTAGATGAAGATTTAAATGAAGAAGGAGCTGAGTTAGAGGGAAGGATTAATCCAGAAACTGCTAAAAGAAAGCTTAAAAAGAACTAATCATGGCACTTGTAAACCAAGTACAGAAGCGTGTCAAGATGCCTAAATGGGATGTAGTAAAGTTTCAGATACTTACTCATTGTTATGTCAATCATATAACAGTGAGTGAGTCTGACTTAAACTGTCTTACTTTACTTAGTTTTAATGAACCTATTGAGCTTACCCATTTCTGCTATGATGCATCTGCAGAAGAAGATTGGATATTTAAATCACCACAGACTGTTAGGAACTGTATAAACAAAGCAGAAAAGAATATGCTTGTAGTAAAAGATCCTGATAACAAAAAAATGATTAAATTAAATCCGGATCTTAAAATACAAACACAAGGTACCATCTTATTAGATTATAAATTCTTAGGCAATGATACCCAAGAAAGCAAGTAGTATATACAGACAGGTTGCAGAAGACATTAATCTTGAAGAGTCTGTAATTGCAGATATTGTTGAGTATTACTATAAAGAACTTAGAATTAATCTAACAAGTTTAACTTATCCAAGAATAAATGTAGAAGGTTTAGGTCACTTTGTAGCAAAACCATTAGTAGTTAAAGCTGACATACCTAAAATAACTGAAAAGTTGCAAAGTCATGATACATCTACTTTTGGAGCATACTTTAATAAGAAAGGTCTTGAATTAAAACTTGAACAGCTTTTAGAATTAGAAAAGAAAATTCTGAAAGAAGATGAAAGAAAAGATAACTTTAAAAAAACAAAGAATGAGAGCAGTACTGAAGACAATTTGGGAGAATAGAAAAGGAATCCTAGAAGGTATTAAAAACTCTGTAATTAGAGATGAGTTTGTGGAAGACATTGCCAGAATGAGACATGATATCTGTGATGATTGTGAACACCTAGATACTAAAGGAAAACAGTGTGCTGTAAAGAAGACACAACCTTGCTGTGCTGAGTGTGGCTGCTCATTAGCATTTAAAACTAGATCATTATCTTCTGAATGTCCTCTAGGTAAATGGGATGCAATAGCTACAGAAGAAGAAGAAGGTAAATTAGAAAATCTTAAAGACTAGTATTATGTATATTAATAATCCAAATACCATGATTAATACAATTCCTGGACAAACTATAACTACTACATCAGATGGAATATTTAGTAGAATGAACACAGTTCTAGAAGATCCATGGGTACATCCTTTAAAAGCTATAGAAGATAGAATTACTAAACTAGAAACAGAGAACAAGTTTCTAAGATTGAAGATACTTTCTATAGAAGGCAAGTTTACACAGGAAGAAGTAACTAATATTAGAAAGATGATGATATCTGAAGATGAAGCATCTAGAACATTAGCTAATACTATTATAGAAAACGCATAACAATGAGTATAGCATTTAAAGCAGATGACCATAGCTATGTCAGTATTGACGGGGAAGCTATTGATTGGGTAAGTGTAACAACACTTGTATCCCATTTTAAAAAACCTTTTGATGCAAAGAAAGTTGCAGAAAGAGTAAGCAAGAGCAAGAAGTCTAAGTGGTATGGTATTGAACCTAAAGTAATACAAGAGATCTGGAATGGAGAATCTACCAGATCTACTACACTAGGAACATGGTACCATAACCAAAGAGAAGCTGACTTATGTTCATTATCTTCTATGGAAAGAGATGGTGTTACTATACCAGTATTTTCTCCAGTTGAAGTCAAAGAAGGACTTAAAATAGCTCCAGCACAAAAACTAGAACCAGGCGTGTATCCAGAACATATGGTCTATCTTAGATCAGTTGGAATCTGTGGACAATCAGATTTAGTAGAAGTAGTCAATGGTAAAGTAAATATCATTGACTACAAAACTAATAAGGAAATTAAGACTGAGTCTTATGTAGACTGGGATGGTAAATCTGAAAAACTACTTGCACCAGTATCTAATTTAGATGATTGTCATTTTAACCATTATGCATTACAGCTTAGTATTTATATGTATATTATACTTAAGCATAACCCTAAACTAAGACCTGGAAATATCTTTATACATCACATAACCTTTGAAGTAGAAGGAGAAGACCAATGGGGTTATCCTATTAGTAAGTTAGATGGTAATGGGGAACCTATTGTTAAAGAAGTAAAGATTATGCCGGTGCCTTATTTAGCAGATGAGGTACAAGCTATCATACATTACTTGCATGATAACAAAGGAAAAATTAAAAAGAAGTAACTATGTTAATTAAACTATTTGATGTACAAAACAATACAGTTATTCCAACTGAACATTGTTACACACTAAAATCACTTAAGGATGTGATGGAAGAATACCCGGAAGATTATCTAAAGATCTACCAGTATTTGTTCTATATGACATGTCCTAATCCAGATATGAATCCTTTCTTTCATGCACCAGATGTAGAAAAAGAAAGTTTGATTATGAGAGAGATAGAAGGAGAATTTTCTACAGAAGACAAAACAGTATATGATGCCTTAAAGTTTTGCCAGAAGATGTATGAAACTCCAACATCTAGAGCTTATAAAGGTATTGCATCTATGCTAGATAGATTAGCTAGATATATGGAAACTACACCAATAGAAGCAGGCCGGGACGGTAACTTTAACTCTATGATAAATGCTGCAGCTAAGTTTGATCAGATAAGAGCATCTTTCAAAGGAGCTTATAAAGATCTTCAGGATGAGCAGCAAAGTAAAGTTAGAGGTGGTCAAGGCCTTGCATATGATTCATAACCATGAGTGAGATTTATCAAGACATACCCTGTTGGGATAATGGTACATGGACGATAGTATCATTTGATAGTAGAGAAGCATTTTCTAGAGCTATAGCAGATATATTTGCTGAACCTGGTAAATATGCATTTGATGAAACTAGTTATTTGTTTAATGAACAAGCAACACTGTTTAGAACCCAGAATGTATATTGTACTTCTCCCTTTAAATCTAAAGACTTTATTAATTATTGGGATGACCAGAAAACTAAATGCCGGAAAGGAGTATTCTACATAAAAGATAATAAGAAATGGTACCTCACAAGGGACTATTATATGTGGTTAAACTTCTTGCCAATTTTTGATAAAGAACAACAAAAGTTTGACTTTGCTAAAATCCGGGATGCTCAGTATCATATGGCTTTATATGAACTACTGGCAGAATTAAATTACAAACATGTAGCTATCTTAAAGAAACGTCAGATAGCATCTTCATACTTTCATATCTCTAAACTACTTAATCAGTTATGGTTTGAGGCTGGGGTAACTTTGAAAATGGGAGCCAGTCTTAAAGATTATATCAATGAAAAAGGTTCTTGGAAGTTCTTATCAGAATATGCTGCCTTCCTTAATGAGCATACGGCATGGTACCGTCCAATGTCTCCAGACAAAGTCTTAATGTGGCAGCAAAAGATTGAAGTAAGAAAAGGTGACAGAAAAACAGAAGTGGGTCTAAAGGGTACCATGCAAGGTATGTCTTTTGAAAAAGATCCCACAAATGGTGTCGGTGGACCGGTAAAGTACTTCTTCCATGAAGAGGCCGGGATTGCTCCTAAGATGGATCAGACATATGAGTACATGAGACCAGCCATGAGATCTGGTTTAATTACTACAGGTATGTTTATAGCAGCAGGATCTGTGGGTGATTTATCTCAGTGTGAACCACTAAGAAAAATGATTCTTAAACCATTAGATAGTGATGTTTATGCTGTTACTACTGATTTACTTGATAATAAAGGTACTGTAGGTTTATCAGGATTATTTATCCCAGAGCAATGGTCTATGCCACCGTACATTGATGACTATGGTAATTCACTTGTAGAAGAAGCATTAATAGCATTAGATAAACAATTTGATACTTGGAAGAAAGAACTGGATCCGGAAACTTATCAGTTAAGGATATCTCAGCATCCAAGAAATATTGAGGAAGCTTTTGCACATAGAACTGTATCAGTATTTCCATCTCACTTAGTAGGAGCTCAGGAAAGAAGAATAGAAGATAAAGAATATGCATATGAGTTCTTAGATATTGCTACAGATGAAAATGGAAAACCTTCTGTTAAGCCTTCAAATAAGAGACCCATTATGGAATTTCCTGTTACTAAAAGTACAGAAGATAAAACAGGAGTATTAGTAGTATGGGAAAGACCAGTTAAGGATCCTGCATTTGGACAGTATTATGCTTCTATTGACCCCGTGTCAGAAGGTAAAACAACAACTTCAGAATCACTCTGTTCTATCTATGTAATGAAGGCACCTATTGAAGTTACTAAAGTAACTGGTACAGAAACAGAAACTTACATAGAACCGGATAAGATTGTAGCAGCATGGTGCGGTAGATTTGATGATATCAATAAAACTCACCAGAGGCTAGAGTTAATTATAGAATGGTATAATGCATGGACAGTAATAGAGAATAACATCTCCCTGTTTATCCAGTACATGATATCAAGAAAGAAACAAAGATACTTGGTACCTAAAAGTCAGATTCTTTTCTTGAAAGACTTAGGTGCAAATGCTAATGTGTTTCAGGAGTATGGTTGGAAGAATACCGGAACATTATTCAAAGCCCATCTTCTTAGTTATGCTATAGAATATACCAAAGAAGAATTAGATGTTGAAACTAAAACAGATGGTACTATTGTAAGAACCAAATATGGTATAGAAAGGATTCCTGATCCTATGTTACTTAAAGAAATGAGAGCATATGCAGATGGAGTCAATGTGGATAGACTTGTTTCTTTCTGTGCCTTGGTTGCATTTATGAGAATCCAGCAAGCAAACAGGGGTTATGCTAGAAGAACAATAATGGATGATGCAGCCAAAAACTTGCAAAAGTCAGAAAATTTGTTTAAATTAAATAATAGTCCGTTCAGACATATGGGTAAAACTTTTTATTCTGGAGGACAGGGGTTTAAAAAATCCCCATTTAAAAATCTTAAATAGGAATTATGCAGATTATAAATGCCTTACAAGCAAAAAAAGGAGTTAAGACATCTCACAATAGGATGGGTAGTATTACTCAACCACTTCAGTTTTTAGCTAAAAAAGATAAAGATGATGAGTGGGCTGCTTGGAACTTAGACTGGTTAGAATGGAATGGTCTAAAACAGATCCGCAGAAATGCCCGCAGGCTCATGAAAAACTATAAGCTAGCAAAAGGTGTAATAGATAGATCAGACTATATTGTTGAAGAAGATAATGACTATAGAGATATAGTAGAAGTACTTACTAAAGAAGATGCTTCTGCACTTGAGTTAAAGTTTTATCCTATTATCCCAAATGTTATTAATGTTCTTGTAGCTGAATTTGCTAAAAGAACAACTAAGCTAACATACAGGGCAGTAGATGAGTATTCTTATAATGAAATGATTGAGCAAAAAAGAACTGCTGTAGAAGAAGTTCTTATGGCAGATGCTCAAATTAAAATTACTGCAGCTTTATTAGAGCAAGGATTGGATCCAAATTCTGAAGAAGCACAACAACAACTTTCCATTGATAATATTAAATCACTTCCTGAAATAGAACAGTTCTTTAAAAAAGATTACAGATCTATGGCAGAACAGTGGGCTAGCCATCAACATAAAGTAGATGTTGAAAGATTTAGAATGGATGAGCTTGAGGAAAGAGGTTTCCGTGACATGCTTATTACAGATAGAGAGTTCTGGCACTTCCGTATGATGGAAGATGATTATGATATAGAACTATGGAATCCACCACTTACATTTTATCACAAGTCTCCGGATGCTAGATATATCTCCCAAGGCAACTGGGTAGGTAAAATAGATATGATGACTGTATCAGATGTAATTGATAAGTATGGATACATAATGACAGAGGAACAGTTAGAAGCCCTTGAAAATGTATATCCAATCAGATCTGCTGGTTACATCATTGGTGGTTATCAAAATGATGGTACTTACTATGATGGTACTAAAACTCATGAGTGGAATGTCAACATGCCTTCACTTGCATATAGACAGTATACTACTATGAGAGCTGGATCAGTACTTGATGGTGGAGATATTATTGCTCAAATTATGTCTGAGGGAGAAGATTACTTTGACCAAGGTACAGCATATCTATTAAGAGTAACCACAGGATACTGGAAATCTCAGCGCAAAATTGGACATCTGACTAAGATATCTGATAATGGTGAAGTAATTAATGAGATAATTACTGAAGACTATAAAGTAGAAGACAAACCAATATATGATACTAGATTATTTAAAAACAAAACAAAAGATAATCTTGTATTTGGAGAACACATAGATTGGATCTGGATTAATGAAACATGGGGTGGAATCAAAATAGGACCAAACATTCCTTCATTCTGGGGTATGAACAATCCTGGAGGATTCTCACCAATTTATTTAGGAATAGATAAGAACCATATTGGACCACTTAAATTTCAATTCAAAGGTGATAGCACACTTTATGGTTGTAAGTTACCAGTGGAGGGTGCTGTATTCTCAGATAGAAATACCAAGTCAACTGCTTTGCTTGACTTAATGAAGCCATATCAGATTGGGTATAACATTGTTAACAATCAAATAGCAGACATCTTAGTTGATGAACTTGGTACTATCATTATGTTAGATCAGAATACCCTCCCAAGACATTCACTAGGAGAAGACTGGGGGAAAGGAAACTTAGCTAAAGCTTATGTAGCTATGAAGAATTTCCAGATGTTGCCTCTTGATACTAGTATAACTAATACTGAGAATGCTCTTAACTTCCAACATTTCCAAAAACTAGATCTATCTCAGACAGAGAGATTAATGTCTAGGATTCAGTTAGCTAATCACTTTAAGCAACAAGCATATGAAGTAATCGGAGTTAACCCGCAAAGAATGGGACAACAGTTATCTCAAATGACTGCCACAGGTGTAGAACAAGCTGCTGCAGCTTCTTATGCTCAAACAGAAGTATTTTTTATTCAACACTGTGATTACTTAATGCCTAGAGTGCATCAGATGCGTACTGACCTTGCTCAATACTATCATAGCACAAAACCATCTGCCAGACTAAGTTATATCACAGGAGCTGATGATAAAGTTAATTTTCAAATAAATGGAACAGATTTACTTTTGAGAGATCTTAATATTTTCTGTACCACAACTGCTAACCAAAGAGCTATTCTTGAACAGCTTAAACAAATGGCTATGCAGAATAACACTACAGGAGCATCTATTTATGATCTTGGTAAGATTGTTCAAGCTGATTCAATTGCAGAAGTTAATACAGCTCTTAAGTCTTCTGATCAAAAACAACAAGAAGCTAAACAGCAAGAAGCTCAATCAGCACAACAATTACAACAAGAACAACTTGCATCTGCTGAAAAACAAAAACAAATGGAGATTCAAGCTGCTGCTGAAAGAGATGATAAAATGATTCAGAAAGATATTACTGTAGCTGAAATAAGATCTGCAGGATACGGTGCTATGCAGGATATCAATAAAAATCAAATGTCTGACTATGCAGATGCTATGAAAGATATTAAAGAAACTGAACAATATCAATCTCAAATGCAATTACAAAGAGAGAAGCAGACTAATGAAAACTATAGAGAAAATCAAAAGATTGATATAGATAGACAAAAGCTGCAAGTGCAAAGAGAGATAGCTGATAAGCAGTTACAGATAGCAAGAGAAAACAAAAACAAGTTTGATAAGCCAAATAAAGATGAAAAGAAAAAATAGATTTAGCTATATAGTGCAAAAAATTATATAACCTCTTTTAAATTTATCAAGTTTATTTTGTATATTGAATTATAAACAAAAACCAACAACAAATGAGTGAAGAAACAAAAGACCTCAATGATGAGGTAAAAGACACCACAACGGTAGGTGAAGTTGATATTAACATTGATGAGTTATTTGGTAATCCTGGTGCAGAAAACATTATGTTGCCAGAAAATAAAGATGAGGATAAACCCAAGTCTTTATTCTCCAAAGAAAACATTGATACCGCGTTCCTTGACAATCCTGTTGCTACTCCTGCTGAAAAACAGGAAGCTGCAGAAAAGAAAGCAGAAGTTGATGAAACTATAGCTGAGTTAGATGGATTAATTTCTCAAGAAGAAGATGCTGGTAATAAAGGAAGACCAAAGGTTGATAAATCAGGTCTTGCTGAATTAGCTAGCAAAATGATTGAGGAAGGCACACTTGTTCCTTTTGATGATGATAAACCATTAGAAGAGTACACTACTAAAGATTTCAGAGAGTTATTTGAAGCTAACTTCCAAGAAAGGGAAAACAAAGTTAGAGAAGATACTCCAAAAGAATTCTTTAATTCTCTTCCAGAAGAACTTCAGATAGCAGCAAAGTATGTTGCTGATGGTGGACAAGATCTTAAAGGTTTATTTAGAACTCTAGCTCATGTAGAAGAGATGAGAGATCTAGACCCTACAGATGAGAATGATCAAGCTGAAATTGCAAGACAATATCTTTATGCTACTAACTTTGGAACACCTGAAGAAATTGAAGCAGAGATTGAAGATTGGTCTGACATAGGTAAGCTAGAACAAAAAGCTAATCAGTTTAAACCTAAGCTAGATAAAATGCAAGAAGAAATTGTTGCAAGACAATTAGCTGAACAAGAACAAAGAAAAGATCAACAGCAAAAACAAGCTAAAGCTTACACTGATAGTGTATACAATACTCTTGTTGCTGGTGAACTTGGTGGTGTTAAACTTGATAAAAAGATTCAGAGTATGTTATACTCAGGATTAGTTCAACCAAACTATCCTTCAATTTCTGGTAAACAAACTAACATGTTAGGTCACTTACTAGAGAAGTATCAGTTTGTAGAACCAAGACATGACTTGATTGCTGAAGCACTATGGTTACTTGCTGATCCAGATGGATACAAAGCAAAAGTAAAAGAGATTGGTGGCAAAGCAGTTGTAGAAAAAACAGTAAGACAATTAAAGACAGAGGAGTCTAGGAAACTTGCTTCTTCATCTTCAACAGATGAATATGAAGAACAAAAAAGAGGGACCGCTAAACCTCAACAAAGAACAATCCCAAGAGCAAATATGTTCAAGAGATTTTAATTAGTAACTATTTAAATACATATAAAAATGGCAACTCCAGTTTTAAACAATGGTATATTTCTACGGGATACCGCGTACAATGCTACGTCACATGTAGACTCTTACCACTTGGTGAACATGTTGAAGGATGCAGAACCAATGGACTTAGGTCCAGTAGACCTTTGGGCTATGGCTCAAAAGGTTGAAATGCCTCTTTATCAAATGTCTAGCTTTGGTGGTAAAAATGTAATTATGGTTGATAATGCTCGTGGTGAGTATAAGTGGCAGACTCCAGTGTCTGTAGACTTACCTTACATCATTGAGGATATTGAACCAGACAATACTTTCAAAGGTATTGACGGAACAACTTTCCGTATCAAGTTAAGCAGAAGAGAGTTTGGACATGGTGATATCATCACTTATGACAAATACAACGGAGCTGAATTGTACATTGTACCTACAGAAGATATCCTACCTTTAGGTGATGGATTCATCTATACAGTACAATTAGTAGACAACGACAACTACAAATACTTGGATAACAAGTACTTAAATAATGGAACTAAAGTTTTCCGTAAAGGTTCCGCAAGAGGTGAGTATGGTGAAAGATTTTCTGACATCCAAACAAGAGCAGGATTCCGTGAATTCTACAACTTTGTTGGTGGTGCAGAAGCTCACGTACACTATTCAATCTCTAGCCGTGCTGACTTGATGATCAAAGGTGGAATGAATGCAGATGGTACAGTTCCTGTAACTGAGATCTGGAGAACATTTGACAAAAACATTGATCCATCTATCACATCTTTAGAAGATATGATTTCTAAGTTAGGTAAGGATAAAGTAAAGAAAGCATTTGATAATGGTGATCTTTCTAGAACATTCTTAACTACAATGGAATCTGCTCACTTGAGCAAAATTGCTACTGACATTGAAACTTACTTAATGTGGGGTCATGGTGGTAGAGTACGTCAAGATGGTCCAGATGATGTAAGATTGTCTGTAGGTCTTTGGAAACAGTTGGATAACTCTTTCAAAAGAGTATACAACAAAAATAACTTTACACTTGATTTGTTCCGTGGAGAGATCTACAACTTCTTCAATGGTAAAGTTGAGTTCCAAGGTCCAGATCCAAAACGTAGCCTAGTTGTACAAACAGGTATGGGTGGTATGCGTATGGTAAATGAGGCTATCAAAAGAGAAGCAGTATCTTCAGGTTTGTTAATTCAGGCTGCTGATATTGGTGCAATCACTGGTAAAGGAATGGACTTGAACTTTGGATTTGCTTACACTTCTTACGTTATCCCATTCTTGGCTAATGTTAAGTTTGTGTTGAACCCAGCATTTGACAATGTTCATACAAATGATATTGAGAACCCAATCATTGATGGTTTCCCATTGAGCTCATACTCATTCATTATCTTTGATATCACTGATAATACTAATGATAACATCTTCTTGTTGAAATTGTCTTGGGACAACCAACTTAAGTGGTGGTATCAAAATGGTACTATGGATTACATGGGACGTACTCAAGGATTCCAGTCTTCTGGACAATTCAATGGGTACCGTGTAATGATGTCTCAAACAATGCCAGCTATCTGGGTAAAAGACCCTACTAAAGTGTTGAAGATTGTTATGAGAAACCCAATCACTGGTGGATCATTCTAACCAGACACTATAAAAACTAGGGAGGGGGAAACTCCTCCCTTTTTTTTAAACAAAAAGTATTAAATTTAACCAACAAATAAAAACCAACAAAACATGGAAAATTTCACAATGGTAGAGACCGGTAAGGGCTCAGTAAGAAAGACAGCAATTGCTATCAGACCGTTCTTTGACAGTAGAACTTCTAACATGGGATTAGAAGAATATGGTATGACTCTATTTGATGGAGTTACACACAATGAGCAACTAGCTTGCTTAGAAGTAAATGGTGTTATCAGATACATCACAGGATTAAATGAATTCTCACCAGAGATTAAACATCTACAAGGAGAAGAAAGAGAAGCAAGAATTACTCAAATCAGAACTGCTGTAGCAGAACTAGAAAAAGAACTTGCTGCTAACTATATAGAAATTGATGACCCACAATTCTGGAATAAAGTAAAATTGCTTAAACCAGATAATACAGATTTTTGGAATAAGATACAAATCTCTTGTGGTAATGAACCTTTATACTTGGATCCAAAAGATCCATTTGACAGAGTTAAACTTTATGCTATTGAGGCCGGTGGTTTTTCAATTGTAGCTAAAAGTTTTGATGATGCAAGATCCAAAGCTGTTCCACCTAAGTTTTACTTAGACAAAGAAGAAGAAACAGTAATGGTAAGAACTGAATACAAGAAGCTGCGTAACAAAGCACTTTCTGAACTTCAGAAATTATTTGAGAAAAACAGTACTAAGTTATTCTACATTGCAAAAGTTGTAGATATTAACAGTACACAGTATAGAAAATCTACACCATCTGATGTGTTATATGAAAATATGGACAGACACATTAATGGTGAAGGAGGAGAAACCAATAAAGAAAGAGCTGCAAAATCCTTTATGGAAACAGCAAATATGGATATGGAAACACTAAAAATTAAATCAATTGTTAGAGATTCCGTATTTTTTAAGTATATTATAAATAAGGCAGATGGATTCATTTACCATGCTAAGACAAACAGCTTGCTTGGAAGAAATGTTTCTGATGTAGTAGAGTTCTTGAAAAACCCTTTAAATGAGGATATTCTTAAAGATCTTAATACTACCTGTGAGAAGTATTGGAACTCATAAAATAAAAATAAAATGGCAAATAAAAAACCTGCTCCTAAGTCTAAAACAAAGTCTAGTAGCAAAACTGCTCCAACTATCAAACCATTTGATGGTAAGATAGTACCATTTGGATCTGAAAATAAATCCAAATCTTCTAGCAGTCCTAAGACTCCTACATCAAAAAAATCTAGTACACCTGTTAAAAACAACACTTCTACTAGCAAAACTTCTACTAGTAAAGGTTCTAAAGTTAAAACTTCAAAAGGTGACTATAGTATAAGTGCTAAAGATGCAAAACCTGTTAAACCTTTAACTGGTGTTACTAATAAAAAAGTGGTTAAAAAAGACGGTAAGGTAACAGTAACATATGATGCACCATATAAAAGTAATGTTGGAACATATGATTCTAAGGTTAGAAAAATATATGACAACAAAGGTAACTTAATTAAAGGTAATCAAAGAGTTGCTGGCGGATACGGTTCTTATACTGATATTGGTATTAAAGGTAAAAAAGCTACATCTAGTAGTTCAAAACCTAGTACTTCAAAATCTAGTACATCTAAACCATCTACGTCTAAATCAAATCCAGCTTATGTTAAAGGTGTAGTTGAAGGTTTGGATAGACCACAACCTAAAAAGAAAACAGAACCGCAAAAACCAAAAGCACCAAAAATGGCTACAACTATTGGTTCAGCAAAAGTTTCTGTACCTTCTAAAGGTAAAGTAAAGATTGAACCAAACACAGGTAAACCTAAATCTTATACTCCACCAAAAGTAGAAACTAAAAAAGTTGAAACTAAAAAGGTTGAAACTAAAGCTGCTCCTAAGCCGGAACTAATTAAGATGGAAACTATTTCATCAGCAAAAGCAGCAGAACAATTAATGGAGTCTAGAAATATACCAACTCAGTTGGCAGGTGTTAATACATCTACTCCTGCACCAGAAGAGAAGAAAACAAGACTTGAAAGAAAAATTGAAAGAAGAGCAGATAGAGCAGAAAGAAGAGAAGAAAGAGATATTAGAAGAGAAGAAAGAAGAGCAGAGAAAGACCAAGAAAATGTAGCAAAAATGAAAAAAGGAGGAATTATGAAATATAAAACAGGAGGGATGGTAAATCCTAATGCTAAATTACAAGCTGATAAAAAAGCTGGTAGTAAAGGTGTTAAGCACAGCTTAAGTGTTAAAGCTGTTGTACAAAAAATAGCTAAAGGAAGATCAGGTGGTACTAATAAACCGGTTGCAAGACCTAAAAAAGGATAATGCCTAAAGATGCTTGTTATAGTAAAGTAAAAGCACAGTACGCTGTGTTCCCTTCAGCAAGGGCTTCTCAAGCTATTGCCAAATGCCGTAAAGCATCTGGTACTGTAAGGAAGACTAGTAAAGGAACTGAACTTAAAAGATGGCAAGCAGAGAAGTGGCAAGATACAAAATCTGGAAAACCTTGTGGTGCCGGTGGTAAAAATGAATACTGCCGGCCTACAAGAAAAGTATCTAAGGATACACCAAAGACTAAGTATGAACTAACTCCTTCTAAACTAGCTGCTAAGAAAGCTGAGAAGTCTAGAGTAGGTATGGGAAGAAGAGTTAAAAAAGTATAGTTATGGCAAAATCTCCAACTTGGCAAAGAAAAGAAGGTAAGAATCCTACAGGAGGTCTTAATGCTAAAGGAGTTGCTTCATATAGAAGAGAGAATCCAGGTAGTAAACTTAAGACAGCTGTAACTACTAAACCTTCTAAATTAGATCCTGATAGCAAAGCTGCTAAAAGAAGAAAAAGCTTCTGTAGCAGAATGTCAGGTATGAAGAAAAAACTAACAAGCTCTAAGACAGCTAATGATCCTAACTCTAGGATTAATAAGTCTTTAAGAAAATGGAATTGTTAAAATATATATATCATGAAAACTTGTAAAACTGGATGTGGTGGCAAAATGAAAGCCGGAGGAACTATAAAGAAAGTAAAAAAAATGGCTGTTGGTGGTCAAGCTCTAAATAAAGCAAAAGGTTTTGCTAAACCTACTACAGGTGGAGACAATGTATCTAAACAAATTTATGGTGTACCTAATGCTGGTCCTACAGGTCCAAACAGACAAGGTATTGATACTATGAAAAAAGGTGGTACTGCTAAAGCTAAGTTTGGTGCTTCTGTATCTGTTAAACATTCATGTAAAGCTCCACTTGTTAGAGATGCTAGCGGTAAATGTGTAATGGTTAGAAAAATGGCTAAAGGTGGTTTTCCAGATCTTACAGGTGATGGTAAAGTAACTAAAGCTGATGTTCTTAAAGGTAGAGGAGTTATCAAAAGAAAAGGCGGTTCTACTAAAAAATAATTGTCATGGCTGGAAATAAGAAAGTTTTAGCTCAAGCTCAGAAAGATCTTACCAAAAGACAAATGGCTAAAGGTGGAGCAACTAAAGATAAGAACTGGATTCAAAAAGCAGTTAATCCTGCACATAAAGGATATTGCACTCCAATGACTAAAAAAACTTGTACACCTAAGAGAAAAGCTTTAGCAATGACTTTTAAGAAAATGGCTAAAAATAAATAAGATGAAAAAGACTAATAAAGAAAATCCAATTACATTCTTCAGAAAAGCTAATGAAGCTAGACAAGCTGCAGTAAAGAAATCTTTACCTAAAGCTCAAGATGGTAAGAATGTAGTTAGTTTTGAAGCTTGGAAAGATGCTAATACTAATAGAGCTAAGTCAACACCAATGTTGGATAGAATTTATAATACTTCACCAACTGAACAAATGGAAAATGTGACTAAAAGAATGAATGAAGCAGAAAGAAATAAGGTTGATCAAAGTGGAGCTATGCAAGCCAAGTTAACTGGTTCTAAAAAAGGTGGTTCTGTAAAAAGAAAAAAATAAGAGATGCTTAACAGTGTAATCACCATAAAAATAAAAGAATTATCAACTTCTGATACTCTAACTAAAGAAGAAAAGTTAAAAGCTTATACTAAAAAATATTATCAGCAAAATAAAGAAAAAATAAAAGCTAGAATAAAAGAAAATAGTAAAACAGAAGAGTTTAAACAAAAAAGAAGAGAGTTTAATAAAAAAAGAAAAGAAGTAAACAGAGAAATTTACTATAAAAAAAGATACGGTATTACACTAGAAGAATATAACAAAATGTTAATTTCACAAAATGGAAAATGTGCAATATGTACTATTTCAGAATCTGAAATAAAACATGGAAGAAATAAATATTTTGCTGTTGATCATTGCCACACCACTAGTAAAGTAAGAGGTTTATTATGTTATAAGTGTAATTGTATACTTGGCTTTATAAATGATAATACTGAACATTTAACTAATGCAATTAAATATTTAGAAAATGCTTAACTCAACAATAATAATTAAAATAAAAGAAAGAATTAATAAATTAGATTCTCAAGATTATGATAATATTGAGTGTTGGGTTGTGGTAGAAGCTTTTAATAAAGCTCAGGTAGAATGGGCCAGAAGACAGCTGCATGGTATTAACCAAGTAAGAGAAGGTGATGAACAATCTACTAGAAGAAAGGATGACTTACAAGTATTACTTGTTACAGAGACTTTACCTACTGTAGATAAAGAGTATTATTTTAAAGGCACCCTTCCAGAAGATTACTTACAATGGAAAAGAGTAGATGTGTTTGCTCAGAAAGATTGTTGTGATAAAAGAAGAATGACTGTTTACTTGGCAGAAGAAGGAAATCTTAATCTACTTCTGAGAGATAAAGCTAAGCAACCTAACTTTGACTGGGCAGAAACATTTGCTACTCTTAAAGGTAATAATGTTAATGTATATACAGATGGTGTATTCAATGTTCAACAGTTAGACTTGATATATTACAGACAACCTGTTAAAATACAAGTGCAAGGATGTGTTGATCCTTATACCAATACAGCATCAGTTGTTAATGTACCATCTGAGTTTAAAGATGACATAATTGAATTAATAATAGATGAAGCTGCAAGTATTATAGCTGGAGATATTGAGTCAGGAAACCAATTCTCTAGAGGATCTGAAGGAGCTGAACGTAATAACTAATAATAATGGAAAAACCTAGAATGTTAAAAAGAGATACTGCAACTAGTGCTTCATACTCAAGGACTCCTGCAGGAGCTTCAGTAGATACTATGACAGCAGCATGTGCTACAGAACTTATGAATGCTGCAGCAAGTTTTCACAAGCTTCATTTAAAAATAAAAGGATCCGGTGCATATGCAGCACATAAAGCTCTTAATAAGTTATATGATGCATTACCTGGACATGCCGATACACTTATTGAAGGCTATCAAGGAGCAGCAGAAAAAATCCTTGATTATAAAGAAGTAGCTCCAAAAACACTTAATACAGTAGAAGATGGTTTAAGTTATTTAAGAGACATATATGAAATGGTAAATGGTTTACAAGCTAAAATGCCTTACTCAGAAATTGTAAACTCTTTAGATACTCTTAAAGATTCTATTAATTCTGCTAAGTATAAATTACTTTTCTTAAAATAATTTGGAAGTTTAAAAAACTTTTAGTATATTATACTATATATTTATTAATTAAAACAAAAAACAATGGCTTATTTTAATCATGCTTTTCAAAAGACCTTTGTGGGAACTGAAGGTTTTGTTGATACACTTAACGGCAAATTGGGTACACCAGGTAACATTTTACTAGGTGGTAAGTTTGCATTTGTAGATCCAAAAACTTGGACTTTACAAAGAGATGCTCCAGACAATTGTTGTCCATTAATCTTGGCAGCTGGTTCTATTTATGACAATGACAAAATTGGACCTTTCCACGGAGGGTACAAAGAGTCTAACAAGTCTAAAACAATCAACCCTAAGTATGTTAGCAAGTTCTACCGTGTAGATCCTTGTACTCCACAAAATGAGATTGTTCATTTAGGTAATACAGCTTACACAGATGATGTTGCTTTATCATTGGTAATCAATGTCGCTGGTAGCGGTTTAACTGATGGTGTTTATTCAGATGTTGAATTATGTGGTGCTGGTTCAGAACCTGCATATGCTAACATTACTGTATTAGACGGTGAAGTAACATTTGTAGAGTTAGTAAACGGTGGATCAGGATTTGTTACAGGTGATTTAGTTTCTCCATGTGTAGATTTACCAGGAGATGGAGCTGACCAACCTGATTTTGAAGTAACTGCTGGTGTTGGTGCTAACTGTTGTAAAAAATTCTATTGTGGTGAAACATATACATTACGTGTTGATGTTAAAGGTTCTCCTGCATTAAGATTACTTAACCACAACTCTTATATCATTGCTTCTGCATATGGTGGATGTTGTCCAGAAGGATCAATTGCTCCAGTAGAAATTGATTCAACTTTAATCTTTAAACAATGGGCTGAGGCAATTGTAAGATATCCAGTTATCTCTCCATTCTTGTTACCAATTCTTATTGACCAATCAGGAACTCCTTGGTACGCACCAGGAACAGATGCTGCTTTCTTAGCTGCATACGGAGTTGATACTTGGGATCATTATGTATCTCCAGGATATTTAGATGGTGAATGTGCCGGTTTAGTTCTTAACGGAGCTTATGTAGATACTAAATTTGGTAACTGTACATTCCAATTGACTGACTTCTATGAAGTTGAGCCAGTTAGAATCTATGCTTCTGAAGTAGATCTTAATGGTGATCCTTGTGCATTTGACGGAGTATGTGTTATCACAGAATGTCAAGGAAGACAAGCAATGGGTCTTGGTGAGTCAGTAGCACGTGATGTAATTTTATCTGAGCAATACAGACAAAACTTCTTCCACAGTGACTTCAGGATTCGTGAGATTACTCAAGGATACAGTGTGTTTAACTACATCAACCGTAACAGCTTGTACACAAGATATTACTTGTTGCATAATGTTCCACGTTTCAACAACCCAACTAGTACATTTGATAATGATCAATACTTGTTAGAAATCATTACTGATGGTATAGAAGTTGCTTTCCAAGAGTTTGTTAACAAGTGGTTAGACAACTGTGGTATTTCATGTGAAGGTCTTGAAATTGAAAGCTGTGTCACAGATTGTGGTGCACCTACATACTACTACCCAGGAATGACTTACGTACCTGCATAATCTTATAGATTAAAAACACATAAGGGGAGCTGAGTTTCATACTCCTCCCCTTTTTTATTATTTCACTATGGCTAATCATATACTAAGTTTAGAGGTTCCAACTGTAATGAACTCATGTATCTTAAAGATATTTGATACAAGTGTTTATTCTACATTGATTCCGGTAACATGTCCTACACTAAATATTACAGTGCCTGGATTTGGATATTCTGTACAACTAGATACTACACAGGATTTTGTAGAAACAATAACTGCATGTGATCTAGGATTACAGACAACAGATTGTGGAACAGTAACTGTAGATATACCAGATGGTGTATACATTATTAAGTACAGTGTATCTCCTAATGAAACAGTGTATGTAGAATATAACCATATGAGAATTACTCAAGCATTAAATAAGTACTACAATGTATTATGTGATGTAGATGCTAATGCTTGTGATCCTCCATTCAAAATAAAACAAAGACTTGAGGAACTGAGATTGATTTATATGTATCTTCAAGCTGCAAAAGGAAAAGTTGAATTTTGTCATGAGCCTCAAAAAGGTATGAGTTTATATAACTATGCTATGAAGCTTCTTAACAAAATGACTTGTACACATTGTTAAACAACTAAAAACCAACAGATTATGGCAAAATGTGCAAACTGCGGAGCAACACTTACTTGTGGATGTCAGAAAAGAACAACATCAGATGGAAGAAGTGCATGTAGTAACTGTATTAATAAAATACAAAGTACACCAAAACCAACAATAAAAAAAGAAACACCAATACCTACAGCTAAGCATAGTGCTGTTTGGGGACCTGATAGGTATAAGAATTTAAATAAGTTTATAAAATAATAAGCAATGTCAGTAGGACCTTATCTTAGATTAATTCCATGTTGTAACCAAACACAGACTTTAGACTTTCAAGTTCCTTTAGATTTTGGTGGTTATGATGGAACGTATGTGTATGATGGTCCTAACACAGAAGGTTTAATTAATGATCAATGTTATACAGTAACACAGTTAACAGGTCAGATTAGTTATGTATTAGGATTACCAGAAATACCAGAACCAGGAATTGGCATAATTGATGGTAATTGTGCAAGTGAAATTTGTGATGTATGTGATCCAATAGCTTATGAGTTTGCACCATGTTGTGCTGGACCTTCAATTAAATTTCTAAGAACCCCTGGTCCAAAGAATATATTTGATGATGTTAATTTACCTGCTGTATTTCAGTATATAGGAGATGCATCATTTCCAGGTAGTGGTGGATCATTACAACCTGGAGCATGTTATACAGTTTATCAGATTAGTGGTAATAATGTATCGTATCCATTATTACCAGAAGCTGTGGCAGATAATGATATATATGGACCTACAGTAAATTGTAATAATCCAGAGTTATGTCCTGTATGTCCTCCAGCTTATTATACTTTGAATGATTGTTGTTCAAATGAACCTTATAAAATAGACGGTGACATAATATATATTGAATATGATAATGAGTGTGAACCAGGAGTATGCCCATTAGATTTAGAAGATCTTATAATAACTGAAATTCTTAATGAAGCCGGAATACCTGTAGTTGGTTGTTTTAATATAACTAATGTACCTGCACCAGCTCCTACAAATGTTATTTATGAGTGGATTAAGTTTATGGGTGAAGTAACAACAGTTCCTACTTGTACAGCATGTCAATCATGTAACTGTTATACATTATATTCTTGTACACCCGGAGTTGTTCTAATAGTAACAGATACTGATTTAGAAAGTTATGTAGATCAATTTGTATCTGTACTTAATTATGAAGGATGTTATTTTGTTACCAAGAATATATCATCTAATTGTCCAGATGCTGTATCAGTTGTATTAAATTTAGAAGTACCATGTCAATGTGCTTTAAACTGTTATACAGTAACAGGTAATCCATCTTCAATATCTTATGTTAATGCAGATCTAGAATTAGTTACTGTAGTTGGTAATAGTAAGTTTTGTTCTTATATTCCTCCGATAGTTACAGGTGGTACTGAAGGTTCTGTATTTACCTTTGGATTATGTATAGATGAGGAATGTCCTGAAATATGTTATGATTTAACAAACTGTCAAAACACTGAAACTATAACTGTATCAAACTCAGAAGTACTTACTGATTATTATGTAAATAATAAAGTTGTAACTCTAATGGGATATGAAGGTTGCTGGTCAATTGATATATCTGGAAATTGTGATTGTCTTATAGTTGAGATTTTAACAGAAGGTGGTACTAATTCATTTCAAGCAAATAAAGTTGCAACATATAATGAAAGAAATGTATATGAAATACTAGGAGAAGACATACTACCTGTTGATTTTTATATATGGTGGGATTCTATTAATAACATTTGGGTTTTATCAATAGGGGGTTACGGTGAAGATGCAGGTGAAACTCAAGCAGAATGTTTATTAGATGTAGATTGTCCTATTTCAGATAGTGCTGATTGGACTACTGATCAAGAAGTTTATGTATTATCAGTAAATAAGTGTCCTGTTCAATGTGATTGTGCAGTAAACGTATCTGTATTAAAAACTGCTAGTGATTGCATATCTTGTTTACCAATTGTGGCTTATAAGTTTATTAACTGTAAGAACTCATTGCAAATAAAATATAGTACTGAAGACTTTTCAGATTATGTTGGTAAAGTAGTACAACTAGATTGTGGTGACTGTTGGATAGTAGAGCAGATAGATTATACTCCACCTAATGTTCAACTAGTTAATATTGATTTTACTTTTGACAGTTGTTTAGCTTGTGAAAGAACTTATTACAAACTCACTGATTGTTTAAATCCAAATAATGTAACATATACATATACTGATTTAAGTTCAATTATACCACCTCCAATAATAGGTTGTGATTGTATTAGTGTAACTTACACTTTAGTAGGTGAAGATCCTGTAACGGTGGAGGTTGAGAGTAGTGGAACAATTGAAGGAAAAAATTATTACAACTTTACAATTGGTGATTATGCTGGTCAATTAACATAT